CGGGACAAGATGGTTCCTATCTTGCCGAATTGCTCTTAGAAAAAGGATATGAAGTACACGGAATCATCAGGAGATCCTCCCTTATCAATACTCACAGAATTGATGGGATTTATGATCGTCTTAATCTTCATTACGGTGATCTTACTGATTCTACTAACCTAGTTCGAGTTATTCAAAAAGTTCAACCAGATGAGATTTATAATCTTGGTGCTCAGAGTCATGTGAAAGTATCCTTTGAGATGCCTGAATATACTGGGCAGACAGATGCTCTAGGAACTCTTCGTATTCTTGAAGCAGTTCGTTTATTGGAAATGGATAAGAAAGTTCGTATCTATCAAGCATCTACTTCAGAGATGTTTGGATTGGTGCAGGAGATTCCACAGAAAGAGACTACACCTTTTCATCCTCGTTCTCCTTATGGGTGTGCTAAGGTTTATGGATACTGGATTACAAAGAACTATCGTGAAGCATATGGAATGTATACCTGCACGGGTATTCTTTTTAATCATGAATCTCCTCGTCGTGGTGAGACCTTTGTAACACGTAAGATTACTCGGGCACTTTCTAAGATTTCTGTTGGACTTCAAGATTGTTTGTATCTTGGCAATCTGAATGCCAAGCGTGACTGGGGACATGCTAAGGATTTTGTTGAAGCGATGTGGTTAATGCTTCAGCAAGATGAACCAGAAGATTTTGTAATTGCCACTGGTGTTCAGTATTCAGTTCGTGAGTTTGTTGAAGCAGCGGCACCTTATTTTGGTATGAAGATTGTGTGGATGGGTGAAGGTTTGGATGAAATTGGATATGATTTAAATACCAAAAAAGAAGTCATTCGAGTTAATCCTAAATATTTTAGACCTTCTGAAGTAGAGACTTTGTTAGGTGATGCCACTAAGGCAAAGGAAAAATTGGGTTGGGAACCTAAGATTTCATTTAAAGAATTAGTTGAGGACATGTGTGTTTATGGGCAATGATATCATTTAATCATCTTGGAAATCTTGGTAGACTTTCAAATCAAATGTTTCAATATGCTTCTCTGAAGGGAATAGCAAAGAAACATGGATATGAATATTTTATTCCTCCCAAACAAGCATTTGGTTTTATAGATCAGAATGTTAAGAATTCTGATACTACAATCTATGATTGTTTTGTTTTATCAAAATGTATTCAATCAGTAACACAAAATCAAATCATTCAAGAATGTGGGTATGAATTTGATAAAAATATTTTTAATTCCTGCCCCGATAATGTAGATCTTTATGGATATTTTCAATCTGAAAAATATTTCAAACATATTGAAGATGAAATCAGAAAAGATTTTACTTTTAAGGAACATATCTTAAATGTATGCGAAGAATTTTTTGAAGAAGCATTTAATTCAAAAGTAATTTCTTTGCATATTCGTAGAGGTGATTATGTAACAAATCCAAATCACCCAATACAAACTCAAGAATATTATAAATCAGCATTAAATTATTTTGATTCTGATATTCCTGTTCTTATTTTTTCTGACGATCCTGAATGGTGTAAAGAACAAAAGTTATTTGAATCTGATCGATTTATGGTTTCAGACTCTGGTGATACTAATATTGATCTCTGTTTGATGTCTATGTGTAATTATCATGTAATTGCAAATAGTTCATATAGTTGGTGGGGATCCTGGTTGTCTAAAAGTGAAAAAACTATTGCCCCAAAAAATTGGTTTGGTGGAGATTGTTCTAAAAATAATACAAAAGATTTGTACCTTAATAAATGGATAGTTCTATGATGGAAAAAAATTCTAAAATTTTAGTTGCTGGTGCTAATGGAATGGTTGGTTCGGCAATTGTAAGAAATCTTGAGAGTAAAGGATATTGTAATATAATCAAAGGAACTCGTAAATCTGTAGATTTTGCGGATGAATTAATAACTGATGAGTATATTCAATCTGTAGAACCTGATTACGTTTTTGTTGCTGCCGCTAAGGTTGGTGGTATTATGGCAAATAACAACCACAAGGCAGATTTCCTGACTCAAAATCTTCGTATTCAAACTAATATTATTGAGTCTTCTTACCGTTGGGGTGTAAAGAAACTGTTGTTTCTTGGTTCTTCTTGCATCTATCCCAAGTTTGCAACACAACCAATTACAGAAGATCAGTTAATGACTGGACCTTTGGAACCTACTAATGATTCCTATGCACTTGCAAAAATAGTAGGTGTTAAAATGTGTCAGGCATATCGTCAGCAGCACGGATTTAATGCTATTTCTTTGATGCCTACAAATCTTTATGGACCTAATGATAATTTTGATTTGGAAACATCGCATGTTCTTCCTGCGATGATTGCTAAGTTTCATAAGGCAAAGGAAGATGGTTATGTTATAGATCCAGGTGGTCCCTGGCATGGACCATCAGTAAATCTTTGGGGTGATGGATCTGCTATGAGAGAGTTTCTTCACGTTGATGATCTTGCAGAGGCATGTTATGTTTGTATGAAAAACTATGATGAATCAGAACACATTAATGTTGGTACTGGTGAGGATGTTAGAATATGGGAACTTGCAAATATTATTTCGGAGGTAGTTGGTTTTCCTGGAGAGATTACCTGGGACTTTACTAAACCAAATGGAACTCCAAGAAAAGTTTTAAATGTAGATAAAATTAAATCTCTTGGATGGGAACCAAAAGTTGGTCTGTTGGGGGGAATTAAAACAACATATGAGTGGTATAAAGAAAATGCAATTTAAATGGCCGTTAATGAAAAATAATATCACTTTAGGTGATAGATTTAATCTTGCAAAATTTGTTCTAACTTCAGATCGTTTTACTAATGGTAAAAAAGTTAGAGAGTTTGAATCTAAATGGAATGACTGGTTAGGTTCAAAATATTCTTTATATGTTTCTTCTGGAAGTACTGCAAATTATTTACTTCTTTCTGCAGTTAAAGAACTTTATGGTCTAAAAAATGGAGATAAAGTATTAGTTCCATCTTGTACTTGGGTTACTAATATTGGACCTGTAATTCAATTAGGATTTACTCCTATTTTTTGTGATATTAATATTAATAATTTTAGTTTTTGTGAAGAAGATCTTGAGTATATTTCTAAAGAACATCCAGATATTAAACTTATATTTGTTACTCATTTAATTGGATTTTCTGCAAATAATGAAAGGTATAAAAACTTATTTCCTGATGCTTTAATTTTGGATGATGTTTGTGAATCGCATGGTTGTAAGTCTCCCGATGGAACAAAACGTGGATCTGATAGTTTAGGTTCTACATTTAGTTTTTATTTTGGCCATCATATGTCTACAGTTGAAGGTGGAATGGTATCTACCAATAATTATGAATTGTACGATTTAATGAGGATGAAAAGAAGTCATGGACTTGCTAGAGAATCTACAAAGCATAAAGAATATGCAAAAAAATATTCTCACATTTCTGATCAGTTTTTATTCGTAACTGATGGATATAATTTTAGAAATCATGAACTTGGTGCAGTTTTAGGATTATCTCAACTTAAAAGGTTAGATAAGTATATTGAGATTAGAAATAAAAATTATATTAATTTTATAAAACTTGTTAAAAAATATCCAGATAAGTTTATTGCTCCAAAATATTATCCAACATGCAGCAATTTTTGTTTTCCTTTAATCTGTAAAACAAAAGAAATTGCAGATAATTTAAAGAAAAAGTTTGATGAAATTGGTATTGAACATAGACCAATTATAAGCGGAAATTTATTAAAACAACCATTTTTAGAAGGTTATGATATAACCACTCATAAAAATACTTTGACAGTTGATTTTGTTCATGATAATGGAATTTATTTGGGAAACAACCATTTTATTGGTAATAAAGAACTTAAGTTACTGGAGAGTGTTTTCTAAATGGAATTTTGTATTAAGGACAAAAAAATAATATATTTCCATGTAGCAACGATTGGTGAATATCAAAAAGTATTTGATGAAATTTATAATGAAATATTAAATTCTAAATTAATAGATCAAGTTGAAACTGTAAATATTTGCATAGTTGGAAAAAATATACTTAATGTCCAATCGCATAAAAAAATTAAAATACATCAAGATTTTTACGTAGAAACTGGAGAATTTTTTACTTTAAATTTAATTAAAACATTCTCAGATTCATCACAAAACAACTATAAAATTTTATACATTCACACAAAAGGAGTAACAACACCAAATAATCCCTGTATTGATGATTGGCGTCAATATATGACTTATTTTAATATTGGGCAACATAAAAAGTGTTTTGGTGCATTAAATAATCATGATGCATGTGGAGTTGATTTAGTTAATCAACCTGCTGTTCATTTTTCTGGTAATTTTTGGTGGGCAAATTCTTCATATATTAAAAAACTTCCAACCATAAATGAAATTAAATATCCAAAAAATCCCCCAATACTTTCAATAAGACATAACTGTGAGTTTTGGGTTGGTATGGGTAATGGAGATTTAAAAAGTCTTTGGAATTCTAATATTAATGTGTATGAAAGACACCTACATAGGTACGATGCGATAAAATATAAAAATGAAATTGATTGATATTTTAAATGAATTTAATTTAGATTCTGATTTTTTAAATGAAGGTTGTGAAAAAGGTGGAACTGACAAAAACACTTGCCATAGTTATATTGAAAGTTTTTATGAAAAAGAATTTTCTTTTTATAAAGAAAAAAATATTAGTTTATTAGAGATTGGAATTGAAACTGGTGGTTCTTTAAAACTCTGGAAAGAATATTTTTTAAACTCTAAATCTATTATTGGTGTTGATATCGATGATGATAAGATAGATCAAAGATATAAAAATATTGATGGTGTAATGATGTATTTTAGTGATGCTTATGATGAAAAATTTTCTAAAAAGTTTAAAACATTTGACATCATTATTGATGACGGTCCTCATACATTAGAAAGTCAACTAAAGTCCATAGAGATATATTTGCCAAAATTAAAACAAAATGGACTTTTTGTAATTGAAGATGTTCAAAATGTTGAGTGTTTTGATTCTTTGACTGATACGGCAAAAAAAGTGTGCGAATCAATTGATAATCAAATTGAATATATATTTGAGTGTATTGATCTTCGTGATAAAAAGGGAAGATGGGATGATTTATTATTTGTAATTAGAAGTTAATTGTAGGTTGTAGTCTAATGTCTTTATTATTGTGGATCTCCATTAAATATTGTAAATTTGTCGAGAGTAAAAAATGATAACTATTAATTATCTGTCTAACACAAGGTCAAAAACTTTTTGGAAAATAACAAAGAATTTTCTTAATCTTATAAAGGAAGAAAACAAATCAAAAATAAAAATTAATATTTTATCCACAGGTCGTACTGATTTTGAAGGACCAGATGGTATCGCAACAAATATAGTTGTATTTAATCCTGGATTAAACTATATGGATAAAATAAACTATGCTATTTCGGAAGATACTTATTATTCCGTCAAATTAGATGAGGATTGTTTTATAAGCAATCATGTGTGGGATTACATGATTGAAAATGTTGATGTACTAAAATCCGAAGATAATCTGCTTTTAGCACCACTACTTTCGAATAATATTCCTTTAGTAGACCAATTTATAGAATCTTTTATAACTGATGAAAATGTAAAAAATAAAATTTATTCAGATTTTTTGAATAGGAATATGCCAGATGGTTTATGGGGTGTAGACTATTCTCCTTTGAATGCATATACGCTACAAGCAACTTCTTGGAATCCTTCTCATTTTTATCAAGGTGTTGATCAAATAAATCACTTTTATAAAGGTATTCATCCAATTAGAATTTGTGCCGAAGCACAAATTATTTTAAATGACTATATTTTAAATAATTTTGATAAGATTGCAAACAAACAAAAGTACTCAATAGATGAATTTGATAGTCCTTATTATACAAATAGTGTTTTCTTTATAAAAACAAGTGATTGGAAAAAAATTGTTTTTATGCCAGCATATGATGCATTTGATGAAGTATCTCTAAATGTTTTTAAAAACAATTTTAATAAAAAAACTTTGTATGTTAAAAATGGATTTTCTGTACACTTAACGTATAATACTATTCATAATTCAAATTATAATTCTTTTGGAATTGGGATGGAAAACGGAATTGCTTATGAAAATAGTTTAGTTGAAAAAATTGAAAAAATTATGGTAAGGTAGTTGAATGAATTTTACTTTTGGTATAGTTACTAATGGATCTAACGATAATAATATTAATGAAATTATTGACAGCATCGAATCACAAAATATTCCAAAATATGAAATTATAATCGTTGGTAATTCTATAGTCAAAAGAAAAAGAACTAAAATAATCGAATTTGATGAAAGTATAAAAACTTCTTGGATTACCAGAAAGAAAAATATTATTACTAATTTCTCTGAGTTTGAAAATATAGTTTATCTTCACGATTATATTAAATTTGATGTTGGTTGGTATGATGGATTTTTAAAATTTGAAAATTCTTTTGATTTGTGCATGAATAAAATTATAAATTTTGACGGAACTCGATATCGAGATTGGTGTCTTTGTATGTGGAATGATCCAAATATTCCACATATTGATGGGCAATATAATAGACTAATTTCTGATATTGTTGAACCTGGAATGAGATGTTTACTCCCCTATGATGAAAATAAATTTACTAAACATATGTATTTTTCTGGTGCTTATTGGGTTGCTAAGAAAAGTGTTATGTTGGAGTTTCCTTTAGATGAGAATCTAGTTTGGGGGCAGGGTGAAGATGTTGTTTGGTCTATGAAAGTTAGGGAGAAATATAATTTTAGTATGAATAAGTATTCTAAAGTAAAAATGTTAAAATATAAATCTGTACTATATAATAACGTGGATGACGATGTGCTTAATAAGTTATCTGAAAAATTATTAAAATAATTATTCTAATGAAAAACACTAATGAATGGGATATCAATTCAAATGATGCAAAAAATTATATTGATATCTGTAATAAAATTTTAGAAAGCGAAGAACTTTTTTCTAATTTTAAAACCTTACCAGAATATAATGTTATTTTGGAACATGTGGATTATGAATTGGGAGAAGAATATTTAGAGTATATAAAGGAAGTTGGAGAAGAAATTTATAATCAAAATTTAAATAAATTTTTAGAAAATGATTTGATAGGAAATCCAAAAAAATTTTTATATGATGGTGTAAAAATATCTCCTTCGACTCTTAGGTATATTAAAAATTCTTTAGATCTAAGTTCTTTATGCGAAGATCAAAAAATTTCCAAAATAGTTGAAATTGGTGGTGGATATGGTGGGTTATGTAAAACTTTAAGTGTTCTGTGTGATTTTGATGAATATGTAAATATTGATCTTCCCGAAGCTGTAAAAATTCAAGAGAAATATTTACAAAATTTTCCTGAAGTATATTCTAGAAATAAATTTATTCCTTGTGATCAATTAATCGACATTTTTGATATTGATCTTTTAATTAGTAATTATTCTCTTTCTGAACTTAGTATTGAATCGCAATTGAATTATTACGATAAAGTTATAAAAAATAGTAAAGTAGTTTATATTACTTATAATTTATTACTTGACCATTATAGTAAAGAAAATTATAATACTATAATAACTAAAATGAAAGATGATGGATTTAATTTTATAAATGATTATTGTGAATGTGGAATTTTTAAAAATATAATTATAGCAGCTAAAAAATAAGTATCTTTTTTATAATCATGAAAATTTGTATTTTGACTATCGCAACAAATAAGTATCTTCAGTTTGTTGAAGAACTTTATGATACTATTGATGAAAATTTTCTCAATGGGCACGAAATTAGTTGTCTCCTGTTTACTGATCATGAGGTAGAAACTTCTGATAATGTGAGAGTTCATTATATTGATCATGAACCTTGGCCGATGCCAACTCTAAAGCGTTACAATTACTTTGTAAAGGAAAAAGATTTTATTCTTCAGCATGATTATTGCTTCTATTTTGATGCTGATATGAGAGTTGATAATTCAGTTGGTGATGAAGTTTTAAGTGACTTAGTTGGAACTCAACATCCATATCAATCTTTCAATAGTATTGAAACTATGTCTTATGATCGTAATCCAAAATCTCTAGCATATGTTCCATCTGGTGAAGGTAAAAATTATTATGCTGGTGGATTTAATGGTGGATCGACCAAAAATTTTATTCAAATGTCTGAAGTGATTGCTGATCGTGTTAATAAGGATTTTGAGAATGATGTGATTGCTCTTTGGCATGATGAAAGTCACATGAATAGGTATATGATTGATAATCCTCCTACACTATCTCTGACCCCTTCCTACTGCTTTGCTGAAGAGTTTTATGGAACTGATTATCCACATGAACCTAAAATTATTGCTTTGAAAAGAAATAAAGATGAACTTAGATCTTAGAGAGATACCTGCTGTTTATATGAATCTTAAACAGCATACTGAAAAAAATGAGAATATGCAAAAGATTCTCAAGGAATGTGGATTTAAAAATATTATTCGTGTAGAGGGTGTTGAACGTCCAGACAATCCAGTTGCTGGATGTTCTTCTGCACATCATAAAGGACTTCAAGAAGTTGATACTCCCTTCATTCTTTTTGAAGATGATTGTATGATTAAAAACTTTCGTCCTGAAATCGAAGTTCCTGATGATGCTGATGCAGTTTATCTTGGCATTTCATCTTGGGGAAGAATGAATGGTCATTCTGGACCTTATGTTCAATATGAAAAAGTAAAGGATGATCTTTATCGCGTATATAATATGTTGAGTGGTCATTCTGTCTTGTATTTGACTGATGAATATGTTAGAATGTGCCAAAGAATTACATACCATGCTGGATATGTAATTGAAGATTATCAAGATATTGGATTTGCAGAAATTCAACGTTGGTTTAATGTTTATGCTTTTGACGATCCATTCTTCTATCAAACAAGCGGGTATCATGGAACTGTGAATCCTTTAACTAGTTACCCAACCGAAGAATGTTTTAATTATAACAAAAACTATTTTTTACCTGAAAGAATTGTATGACTAAATCACTTGTTACTGGAGGTGCTGGATTTATTGGATCCAACCTTGTAGATCGTTTACTAGAACTTGGGCATGAAGTTGTGGTAATCGATAATGAGTATTCCGATGCTCATGATCATTTTTATTGGAACGATAAAGCGCAAAACTATAAGTATGATATTCGTGATTATGAGAATACTCGCCCACTCTACGATGGTGTAGATTATGTATTTCACTTTGCTGCGGAAGCACGTATTCAACCTGCTATCCACAATCCTATTGAAGCAGTAAGTATCAACTCTGTTGGTACAGTAACAGTTCTACAATGCTCTCGTGAGGCAGGTGTGAAGAAAGTTATGTATTCTTCAACTTCTTCTGCATATGGGAAAAATGAACCTCCCAATATTGAAACCCAACCTGATGATTGTTTGAATCCTTATTCGGTATCCAAAGTTAATGGTGAAAAACTTTGTAGAATGTATACTGAATTGTATGGATTAAGAACGGTTATCTTTAGGTATTTTAATGTTTATGGAGAACGCCAACCTCTTCGGGGTCAGTATGCTCCTGTGATTGGTATTTTCCTTCGTCAACGTGCAGCAGGTGAACCATTAACTATTATTGGTGATGGGCATCAACGTAGAGATTTTACTTACGTTGGAGATGTATGTCAGGCAAATATTTTAGCAGCAACTACTGATATTGATAATGAACTTTACGGACAAGTTTATAATGTCGGAACAGGAACTAATTATTCAATTAGGCAAGTTTCTAAAATAATTTCTAATGATACTGTGCATATTGCTCCTCGCCCTGGTGAAACTCGTTTAAGTTTGGCGAATAATCAAAAACTTCGTAAAACTTTTGGTTGGGAACCAACCATGAAACTTGAAGATTGGATTGCATCACACTTATGATTCACATTTTTACTTCAGTTGTTAATCGTCCAGATTTTGTAAAAGTCCAAAACGATTTATTTAAAAAGTTTATTGTTGGAGATTATAAGTTTCATGTTGTTGATGATTCTATAGATGAAAATATTTCTTCACAGTTTAAACAAATATGTGATGAACAAAATATTGAATATTACAAAACTCCAAAAAATTTAGAACACAATAATCCATCAACAAAAGTTGGAAATGTAATTCAATGGTCATTTGATGAGATTATCAAAAAGAAATTCTCATCAGATATTGTTTTCTGGACAGACTCTGATATGTTTTTAATTGACAATTTTAATATTGTGGAATATATGTCTGACTGTGTGATTTCTGGGCTTCCACAAGTAAGGAAACATATTAAATACATGTGGAATGGTTTAATGTTTTTTAATATGCCCAAACTTATGGAACTTGATTCTGATATTAAGTTTAATGTTGATTATGTTGATGGTCAACATCTTGATACTGGTGGACAAACATATCAATACTTTAAAAAAAATAAAGTAATTTTCAAAGAAACTGATGTTCAGTATCCAACACATTATAATGATATTGAATTGCAAAATGATGAAGTAACCAAAGGATATAACTTTGAGTTGCATTTGGATGGTAAGTTTCTACACTATCGTGCTGCTACTAACTGGCATTCTAACTGGAGAGATTTTAATGATCCTCTAGTTAAAAAAACTGAGATCTTTAATAATATGATGGAGATTATTTTAAATGACTAGTATACCAACAGTTGTTAAGGCGCAGGGATTGTGCAATAGAATTAAAACCTATATGAGTTTTCTTTGTGAATATGATCGGGTTAATACTGAAGTTTATGCAGATTCTTACATATTCCCTTCAATTGCATATGATCAAAATCCAATTAATGGTGTATGTGGATCAAAATTAAAAGTTCTTGAAGAAGAAGAAACTTATATTGAAAAGTATAAAACAATAGATTTTTTATATAATGATACCCCACAGTATTTTATTAAAAAATATTTAAATTCTCTTGATAAAATTGAAATTAATCCTGATATTTTAGAATATGTGGATAATTTTTTGGAAGATTGGAGTGATGTTATTGGCGTTCACATTAGAAGTTGGTGGCACGCCGGACCACCTAGACTTTATTGGCACGATAACAAATTATTTGAAAATGAAATAGATAAATTTGATTCCTCTAAAAAAATATTTTTATGTAGTGATAATAATGATGTAATTGAATATTTTAAACAAAAATATGGTGATAGGATAATAACTCACGATCAAGTGATGCATCAAACAAAGTGTAATATTTTTGGATTTCATCATGATGATGTTCAATTGGTAACTGATGGATTTATTGATTGTTTACTTTTGTCTAAATGCAAAACAATTATAGGTACATGGGGAAGTACATTTACCGAAGTTTCTTGGTGGTTAGGTGGATGCAAATCTACTGTAATTATACCAAAACCTGAAAATGTAACATTACAAGATGAAAATGATGCTTTTACATTAAAATGAAACATGGATAAAAATAAATCAACTTACAAACTTAAAGGTCTTCCTTCCATTTATTATTTGAATCTTGATGGGCAACCAGAAAGAGCAGAATACATGGAAAGTCAGTTTAAACATTGGGAAATTGAAGATTATACACGCATCTCTGCATATGATGGAAGAGACGATGATCTTAGTGATATTATAAAAGGTCGATATCCAAATATGATGAATTCTGGAGAAGTTGGATGTACAACTTCCCATCTAAAAGCACTTAAATACTTTTTAGAAAATTCTGATTCTCCATGTGCATTAATAATGGAAGATGATTGTGATTTGGATACTGTAAAACATTGGGGATTTAATTGGAAAGATTTTTATTGCAAAATTCCTTATGATTATGATGTAATTCAATTGGCTATAATTAATCCTGCTCAAATACATATGAAATTACATCGTAGATTTGTGAATGATTTTTCTACCGCATGTTATTTGATCACTAGACATCATGCTCAAAAACTTATCAATCTTCATGTTCGTGGAGAAAAATATAAGTTAGATAATGGTGTTAAACCCAGAGCAGTTGCTGACGATTTAATTTATAATTCTGGAAATACATTTTCAATTCCCCTGTTCATGTATAAGATTGAATTAGGATCTTCCATTCATAAAGATCACATAGATGCTTTTCATAAAAGTAGTTATGATGGATTATGGCAATTTTGGAAAAATGAATCATCTGATGTTTCAGACTGGAGTTCAATATTTGATTATGATCCTTATTTTGGAACTCTTCCTCCTGGATGGGAAGGCAAATAGGGCTTGACAAACCTTTATATTTCCTATATACTTTTGTAATGTTTCGTAACAAAACGTAAATGACTGTAACGACGAATGAGTTCGGGCAACAAAACATGTTTGCTAAAGAACCTAAAATGTATGTGTCCCAAAGTGACGCAGAACGTTATGCACTTCAAACTCATGCAGAACGTGCTGAACTTTTGAATGGACGTACTGCGATGCTTGGATTTGTCGCAGCACTTATCTCTTATGCATTTACTGGACACCTCTTCTTTGGTGTAGTATAATGGGAGAAGCAATTTTTACTGTTACCAGTATTGCTTTCTTTGTGCTTCTTGCACATTCTGTCAATCAACTTTCCGAAACTTATTAAGGAGAAAAACAATGAACGATCGCGCAGAACGTATTAATGGTTGGTTTGCTATGATTGGAATTGTGGCTGCTATGGGTGCATATGCCCTTACAGGTCAGGTAATTCCTGGAGTATGGTGAGTCCCTAACACAAATAAGCATTCATACCTATCCTCACTCTAAATATGGGTGAGGATTTTTTTTATTTTATGCCTAGAAACGAACTTTCAAAAGAAGAAATTAGGTGTCATGTGGAGAAGCTAAAGGAACAGTTATATAAGGAACAGATTGGTTATACATCAGATCCAAAAGGATTGGCACACAAATATCTTAATCAAGTTTTAGATAAGATTCAGGAATATTATAGATGATATATTATTCTTTTTTAGTTTATTTTGTTTTAGGTGTATCTTTAATTATAATAAAAGCATCATTATCTAAATAGGATAGTGTTATAAATGAGGTAAAATGACCTTAGATCTTCATAACTTTTTTAAGTATTATGATGATACGAATGAAAACCATGTAGCAGCAGTTCAATGGTTAGAAGATAACCTTCCTGCTGAATATATGGATGATTCAGAAACAGAATGGATCAAAATTTTTAGAACTAAACCACCTACTCCACCAGTATTGGCAGTTCCATATTTCAATCAAGTAGATAACTATAGAGATGCACATAGGACTTGCAACTCTTCATCGTGCGCTATGTGCTTGGAGTTCCTCAAACCAGGCACTCTTAAAGGTGCAAAAGGTGATGATGCTTACGTACAAAAAGTGTTCGCAATTGGTGACAGTACTGATCACTCAGTACAGACAAAAGTTCTTGCTTCTTATGGCGTTAAGTCACATTTTAGTTACAACCTTGGGTTTGCTGATATTGATAGAGAGCTTGCTGCTGGGCGCCCCTTGGTTATCGGTATCCTCCACCGTGGTCCTCTTTCTGCTCCAACTGGCGGTCACATGGTCGTAGTGATTGGTACTACTCCTGATCTCAAAGGATATTATATTAACGATCCTTATGGATCGTTAAATGATAACTATACTGGTCCAGTTGAGCATGGTAAAAAAACAATCTATACCAAAGATGTTCTCAAGTATCGTTGGTTAGATCAGGGCAAACCTGGCACAGGCTGGGGTCGTATTTTCGGTTCGTAATTATCAGGAGACAGAACAATGGCAAAAGTAGATTTACATAACTTTTTCAAGTTTTATGATGAAAAGAATGAAAATCATGTAAAAGGAGTTCAATGGTTAGAAGATCATCTTCCAGTTCAATATTTGGAAGATAAGGCAGAATGGGCGGAGATCTTTAGAAAAAAGACTGAAGCTGTAGCAGCATCTGCCGCTGCAGCATCTGGTGATGATGTTCCTGCAGCAGGTCTTCAATTGATTAAACAATTTGAAGGTTGCAGATTGAATGCATATCCAGATCCTCTCACAGGAGGACTTCCAATTACGATTGGTTGGGGATGCACCAGAGATAAGAATGGTGGTCCATTTAGATTGGGTCAAACCATTACTCAAGCAGAAGCAGATTCATTATTGATGGATGAATGCCGTAAAAACTTCCTTCCAGCACTTCGTAAAATTCCACATTGGAATGAAATGAGTGATGGGCAAAGAGGTGCATTACTTTCTTTCGCTTATAACTTAGGTGCAGGTTTTTATGGTAGTGGAGATTTTAATACCATTACCACAAGACTGAAGAATAAAGAATGGGATAAAGTTCCTGATGCTTTATATCTCTATCGCAATCCTGGTTCAAATGTAGAAGCAGGACTTGCTCGTAGAAGAAAGGCAGAAGGTGAATCGTGGAAGAAGTAAAATGAAAACATTCCAGGAATTTCTAAATGAAGCATCTAGTTGTCAAAAAACTAGTATAGAAGAGTTTGAAAAACTTGTTCATAAGTTTCTTCCTTTTGTTTTTAAGGAATTAAAACTCAAAACAATTCCTCCTCTTCATTTTAAAAATGGGAAGGAAGGACTTCATGTAAAAAATATTCCTGGAATTACAATTGTTAAAAATTCAGGATTTAGTCAAGTTAAGGGAACATTTGGTCAGACAAGTCAACATAATAGAATTGTGGTAAATATTGAAAATAGACAACCCTTGGATGCTTTAAGAACTCTTGGTCATGAATTAGTTCATTACCACCAACATATTACTGGTGTTCATGGAACTGGTGAAACTGGAAGTCCAACAGAAAATGAAGCAAATGTACGATCTGCTATTATGATGAGAAACTTTGATTTCTCACATCCAGATGTTTTCAAAATGCCTCCTTTGTAATAAGTAAAAACTATTCAAAATAAAAATGAAACTTTTAAAAATTGGTGCAGTAATTGCTGCCCTCTCATTAGTAACACTTGCTGTTAAAGCAGATGTTATTGTTGGAGTTCATGATGGAGATACTGTAACTACAGCATCTGGTGAAAAGATTCGTCTTGCTTGTATTGATGCTCCAGAAGTAACCAATAACAAGCACGGTAAAAAAGATCCAATTGGTGGTCCAGCAGCACAAAAATGGTTGTCTGATTTAGTTCTAAATCAAGATATTAAGATTGAAAGAGTTACTAAAGATCTTTATGGTAGAACTGTTGGACGCCTCTTTCTTGCTGATGGAACTGAAATTAACCAGGAAGCAGTAGCAACTGGTCATGCTGTAGTTTATATGCCAAAGGCATGTCCTTGGACTAAATAGGATAGAATAAATTATCTAAAGTGAGTTCACCACTATTTTAGATACAATGGCCGATTCAACAAATAAAAGAGAAAGAGCTATGGGACAGTTAATTCGTGTTGCAATTTTGAGTTGGTCTGCAGCTCTTTTGACTGCTAGTTATGCAGGACTTCTTGCTAAAATGGATCCAACTTTTATTGCGACGGTATTTACTGCTTCTGCTGCAACCTTTGGTATTAATACACTAAAGAATGATAAACAGGAAGATGCCAAACGAGATTCCGAACCTGCAATCACCGCAGTTGAACCAACTCCAGAACTTACCGAACCAACAATTGAACCAGTTGTCGCAACTGAATCAACCGAAGGTTGTCCAACCTGTGGAGATTCCCCAGACTACAGTAGAGCATCTGCCTCAACACAAGTTTGAATTTCCAGTTATAAGGGATCTGGGGCGTCCCATAGTGAACGTTCCAGATCCTTCTTTGTCTTATCCTGTTTTAACTGTGCCAACACAGGAAGAATTTGATGCTGCCGTAAAAGCAGAACATGAAAAGAAGGAAAAGGAAGAAGAACAAAAAGAAAGAAAACTTCCTGATTCAAAACCAGTAATACCTCAAGTCAAAATTCCTGTTCAAAATACACAGGATAATCGGAATATTTCCGATCAACCATCTACAAGCACTCAAATAGGAGCACCCGAAATTCATGTTCCTATATTGGGTGCAGTTCCAGTTCCTACAAATAAAGAGATTGCATTAGCAGGAACCACAGCAATGGCTGCAACTGCTGCTGCTATACTAGGAAAATCTGCAGTAGAGTTTCTTCTTAAATTTTTTAAGCCACTAGCAAATCAATTTTATGTTCGTGCCAAAAAACTTTTGAATAAGGACTTAACTGATTATGAACTTCAAGTTTTCTTTGCCTTTGAAAAAGATGTTCAAATGAAAAAAGTTGCTAAACTTTTGAAAAAAGAACAGAAACAAGAAAAGATGCGTCAATATAAAGAAGCACAATCTAAAAAATCTTGAAGTCTTTAATTGGTGATTTTGGTAATGGTAAGTTTTTTAGTAGATCATTCATTTTATGATCTACGATTTGGTCAATTAGTTTTTCTGGATTGTTAATCATATCTTCTGCTTTCTTATATGTCATATAAGCACCAACTGCTAAACCTAAAGATACAGTTAAACTGAGTGCTGATAAAATTAGTGATAGTTCTTTCATTTTTTAGTCTCCAAATATGCCAGTCTTAGTATATAGTAAATGGACCAGGCAGTTCCTAATAATCCAATACCGAGTAAAATATTAACACTCCAAACTACATTAGTCATCTTCCTTCTTTTTTATGTATCCAAACTTTCAAATCTTTTACATATTTTCTTAATATTTCTGCTTGCGATAAATGCCAGGCGTCTTCAGTTTTAACATATTCCCTGATATGTTCATCAATAGCATCAAGGCATTTTTTAATTACAGGATTCCAAGGTTCTCTAATTGGAGTATTCCATTCTCTTGTCATAAAACCTCATTTTTTCTTTCCACCATTTTTTGCTTTTTTGGCAGTCGCATTTCCTTGATTCTGTTTGGATTGTTTTCCTCCTGCAGAACCTTTCTTACCTTTATTTGCTGACTTTGCCATTTGATTGTTGCAGTAACTTAATATTTATTGAATTTGCGGGGTCAATTGTAACAATTTTTGGTGGTTGTACTATGATATCCGCACAAATTTTGGCATAAGGTGACAGAGGATGAAAATCAACTCCAGATTTTTTTGCTTCTCCGCACTTGATTAATCTTACAAGTTCAAAATCTAATTTCGCTTTTGCTGCTTCTGCATCTTGTCTTTCTATTTCTGTTCGCACTCTTTGTTTACAAAGTTCTTGCAATGAACCATCAAGAGGAAAATTAAATCCCATAGAAAATCCAAAGTTTCCATTATAAGTTTGGAATGATGCTGGGTCTTGACTATAATTTGTACTACCTAAAAGAAAAGGTGCAAAACTCATAGTTGGACCTTGGCAAGAGATTCCTGCACCATAAGTATTTGTAGCATAAGGACCTTGAAGCACCTGAACTGCCTGATTAGTTACATTACCAGTTGCAGATGCTGAAGGTCCTGCTATGTTTGTATTGGAAGGTGCTTGCTGGGCAACTGATGACCCAGATAACATTACTGCGTAAATACAGAGACCGAGTTTGTGGTAGAGTCTTCTGTTGTTTTTCTGTCGATCCATGTCTCTTTGCTCATGCCAGGTACTAGTGATGTTTCACTAAACTGGAATGCAGCACCTTGATTATAAATTGAATAGTTTGTTCCTGGTTGTGGTCTTCCAGGAATATTGATATTCGTACCAGTTACAGTATAAGAATTTCCAGTAGAATATTCTATTTGATGAATACTCTCAATAACTTCCGTGTGTGTTTTTGTTTCTGCTGTGATAGTTCCACTTGTAAAATTAGGAACCACAGGAACTGCTAGGGCAGACGATGAAGAAAACCCTAGCAGAAATAAACCTGCTAGGAGTTTTTTCATTTGAATACACTCAGTTCTACACTACGTTGTGCGGTTGCAGTAGTTCCAGGACCACCAGCAGTAATTGTAGGAACACCAGTTGGTGAGAGAGTTCCAGCAAGAGAACCTTTGTCTCCACCTAACTGAGTAGTAGCATCCCCATAAAGGTTGGGAGAAGCAATAGTTCCACCAGAGACCGACTGAGAGGTGACATCAGTATCAGCAGTACGCTTGGTTTCTGAAAAATTAAATGCTTGACCCGCAGTATTAACATCATAAGAACCAGCAGTTCCAACACCGCCGAAAGTATTTGCTTTTATATTTGTGCCAGAGACTGAGTATTCTCCTCCAAGTCTCACGGATTGTACCGCAGCACCCTGAACGCCTAGTTGAACGGAATCAGTAATTTTGTTTGTAATTTCACCAGCAAAAGCAGGAGTAGTTAAGAATAACGAAAAGAGTAGTGCTAATCTTTTCATTTTTCTATAAGTAATATTTGTAACTATTTATTGTATTTTTGATTGAATCGCTAAAATATAAATAATATTAGTCAAAAAAATTCTTAAGAGTATGTCAGTTTCAAACACAACTTATAGAGCGTTTCCTGAAAAGTTGGGTGCATCGGATCCAACTAAGTTTGTAGGAGATAAAGGAGAACTTTTCTGGGATCCCGATAATGGCAATATGTCATTGTCTGATGGACAAACTCCCGGAGGTATTGGTATCAAGACCCGTAATCTTGAAGCATTTGAATCCAACAAAGATGCTTCACAATGGCTTACAATTTTTGGTAATCTTAGATCAGACTGGAAAGGATATTATGGTTCTGGATCAGCAGTAGATAGTAATGGTTTTCTATGGGTTGTTGGTGGATATGATGGTGTTGGTGTTAGAGCAACTGTATCAGTATTTGATACTAATGGGGAAGTTGGTGCTCCAGGAACTGGGTTTGCAAATTGGAGATTTGTTTATGATGGTTCAAATGCAGATCGTCAATTTGGTGAAGCAATTGCCATTCACAAAGATCCAGAAAATGGTGATAGTGCTTATGTAGTTATTACTACTGATGATAGTACTGATGAAATTATTCTTGCCAAATTATCAATTGGAGAAGGTATAAATCTTGAGTGGGCTCGTGAAATTGATGGTTCAAATTCAGAAGAAGCAACAGATGTAATTGTTGATGCTGAAGGTTATGTCTATGTTTGTGGCAGCACCAGATCTCAAGGTGTTGGATATAGAGAAGGATTTATTGCTAAGTTCTCTCCAGATGGTGTTTGTTACTGGAAGCAACTCATTGAAGGATCTGGTTTCAAAAAAGGAGAAGCACTTGCAATAGATAATGGTCATCTCTATGTTGTAGGAGAAACTACAAATTCTGGACAAGGTGGTGCTGATATTTTTGTTGCCAAATTAAATATTGTAATTGGTGATGATGACACTATTCCAACATTTGCATGGCAAAAAACTCTTGGATTATTTGACAACGGTAGCTGGGAATATGGGTATGGTGTTGCAGTAGGAACTTCTGGTAATGTTTATGTTACTGGATCTGCATATCCTACAGAGGTAATGTCAAATCAATCAATTTATGTTGCTAAACTCAGTTCTGCTGGAGCAATTGTTTGGCAGAAATCTTTGACTGATACTGATTATTCATATGGAGCAGCAGTTTCATTAGATGCTGAAGAAAATCTTTATCTTTCTGGATATGCTGATGTTGATTATGCAGAATATGAGCAAACAATTGCTCCTCAATATGAGGATTTGATTATTGCCAAGTATAGTTCTGATGGTGAATTCAAATATGCAAAATCATTTGGAACCAAGTATTATGAAGAGTCCTTTTATAAATGGGGACATCGTTCTCTTACAGTAGAGGGTGATTATATCTTCATCACTGGTTATACTGAAAATATTGACAGAGATAATGGAAATGGATTTGTTGCAAGATTTAGAAAAGATGGTGAATTTGAAGGTGTTTATGGTGACTTTGTAGCACAAAATATTCTTTTAACTTCTATTGATACAAAACTTGTTCTTGCTGATGCAGAACTTACATTAACAAATGCAACTGCTATTGGTGTAAATACTTTGTCAGGAGGAGATTTCTATCTTGATGAATATGATTATTCAACTCCTTATCCTAATGATGGACATGAAGAAGGATTTAGAACATTCAGTCGCTCACCTTATGAAATTAGAGTTCGTGGTGTAATCTCTGCAGATACAACCATCACCAGAGACTTAAATGTAAATGGTATTTCCTTCTCTAATACTGGAGGAGATGATAGAAACATTTGCATTGGTGAAGGTGGTGGAAGCAATCATGATGGTGCAGATAACAACATTTACTTAGGTTATCTTGCTGGATTTAGAAATACCTATGGTGATAACAACATCTTTATGGGTAAATATGCTGGAAACAGAAATGTTGATGGAGATCATAATATCTACTTAGGCAGAAATGCTGGTCTTGGTGCAACTGGTGGTGCTAATGTCTTTATTGGTGGATATGCTGGTAATAATCAAACTGGTGGTGATCATAATGTTGTTATTGGATATGATATAGATGTTGAGGATACAAATGCATCAACTCAATTAGCAATTGGTTCTGCTAATGATTGGTGGTTGAGAGGTGATTCTGCAAGATCTGTTTATATTAGAACCAATCTTGTCTTTGATTCTAATGGAACACAAATTGTTATGAAAGATTCTACTGGAGCAAAATGGTCAGTTGGAGTTGGTACTACTGGAGTATTGACAGCAACTCCTGTTTGATTACTAACTAAAACTTGAAAGGGACTCCGAAAGGGGTCTCTTTTTTTATGCTTGACACCATTTGTGTTCTGTGCTACAATAAATAAATGTTAAGAAATCAAAACATTTCTTAATCTTCTGTAACCGAGACCATCAGAAGTAAAGTGTCTCTCATACCCACAATGGAGGGTGTTGTGGGAAATACTGTACTCGTTCAGTTCCCCCTGGACTTATACTTACCCTTTTAACAAATGACTGCTACAATTGCTACACGCCGTTCTGGCGCTTTATCCACTTGGGAACAATTCTGCCAGTGGGTTACTTCAACCGACAACCGTCTTTATGT